AGCTTGGCAAAGAGTTTCATGGCCAGATCCTTCATGTCCTTGAAGAGCTTGGATTCATCCTCTCCTCGGCCAAGAGCACCCATCACCCAAAGAGATTGAGTGTAGGTGTCCACAGGACCTTCAATGACCTGGACTGAGCCGGAGCTGCCGGTCTCCAGAATCACACAGGGATAGACCACACCTCTCATATTCTCCAGGACATCTATGATACCATCATAGCCATTGCCCTGGAGAATCTGATTGGCTGGGGAATCGAATCCCTTGAGGGAGGAAAAAGAGGAAAGCAGATAGTTACTTGTGAGCATTTTCGTAGTAGATATGATTCAGTGTGTAGAATACCGAGTGCACATCACTCTTCAGGATCTTCTCATTCTCCTGAGGCTTGTGGTCATTCATGACCTCCAGCAAGTCATACAGGATATCGGTCTGTGTACGGTCAGAGATGGACTGGCCTTCCTGGAGCACATAGGGATACTTCTGCATCATGTACTTCTTCACACCATTCCACCAGATCACCAGGCCCTTCTTCTGCCAGTCCAGCAGCTTCCTGACTCGGCCATCGGTGAGCACCTTGGAAGTCTCCTTGAGCCACTTCTCATTCTTGCCCTCATCGGCAGCATACTGGAGCATGTAGGCATCGGCCTCATAGTATTTCTCGAAGCTCAAGCCGAAGATCTTCCGGTCCACCTTGGGGAGTGGGCAGGGAGCCAGGCCCACATCATCGAGGATGTATTCAAGCTGGCTGCAGCTCTCCTGGATGACCTTTGGAGTGATGACATAGCTCTTGCCTCCGATGAGAAATACCAGGTTATCCTTGATGGCTCTCGGATCATACTTGATGGGATTGTCAGGCCGGATGTGAGCCAGTGCACACAGGCACAGGAAGAGAGTCTCCTTCCGGCCATGAGGCTGGGAGAGGATGGTGCACACATTCCGGAAATCTTCCTGGCTCATGGTCTCCCAAGAGATGGGATATACCAGATCCAGTCTCTCACCCTTCTTGAATCGGAGAGTGAAGAATTGCTTGATGGCTTGAAAGAATCTTTTCATTATAGCATTGAGAATATAGGTGTATCACTGTGCTTCAGGTCCAGTGCATTGGCCTCCGGAGAATCGATGAAGGTAGGGAATTCGGTAGGATGCTCCTTCATGAATGCCACAGCCTTGAGAGTCTGCTCCAGGCCGGTGGCAGTGTCTCCCAGAGCAAAGGCACTGATGGCAATCTTCACCAGCTTCAGCACCTTCTTCTCATCGGGAATCATGACCTCCTTATCCCTGACCTTCTCAATCAGCTCGGTAGCATAGTCCTTGGAGATGTAGCTGGCCACATCGGTCATCAAGGCCACATTCAGAGCAGAATTGAGATTCAGGAAGTCTCCCCAGCTCTGGGGATAGACCTGGGCAGTCACATTGTTCAGCACAGCCACATCCTTGAATTCACCATAGGTGAGGATGAGGCCATCGGAGATCCTTCCGAATTCCTCAGTCCCTCTCCAGGATTCATAGGCAGTGGTCTTGAGCAGGTAGAGCACCAGAGCATCCTTGCTGTCATCCAGCTTGGCCTTCATATTGGTAGTGAGGCTCTGCACCCTGTCCTTGCTGGCCATTGTGGTCTTTTCATTGCTGACCACACCGAAGCCTGCATCAGTGAGCACCAGGTCCAGATCCGGAATGCTCTTGAGGAAGGCCTGCTGGGAGATGACTCGCTGGCAGAGCTTCCGGAGCTTGGCATGTGTGTCGGGAGTGGCCTTGGCTGCTTCCAGCAGAGCCTCAAGGTCAGTGCCGATGATGGTGGTCACCAGGTCATCCTGGGCCACTTCAAGTGCATCATCGAAGATGGTGGTGGAAGCACTCTTCATCTCCACTGCAGGGAGGAAAGGCTTCATCTCGGAGTATCCAGATACTATCATGGCTTATGCTTCAGTGTTAGTTGATTCCTGCTTGCCGGATTTATTCTGGTCAAGTGTGGTGAAGATGTATTCCGGCACATTGATGTACACATCCTTATCCCAATTATTGAAGGCCTTGACCACTCGGAGAGGCCTCATCACTCGGTCCACAATAGGCTTCATGCAGGCCTGCTTCATCAGGTAGAGCTCTCTGGCCTGAGTGCCTCCGAGAGTGGAGCTGCTCTTGCCAGGAGTGGCACCGATGAGGGAGGAGTGCACACCCATAGCATAGCAGATGATATTGGCAGTGCTCTCGGTGTCATCGATGTATTCACCGCCCTGGAGCTTGTTGTCGATGGGCACAATCTCAATCCACTTGGTCTCCATCGTACCGGAGGCAGTGGCTATCTTCTGCTTCATGGCCAGGATGGCCTTATTGGCATTCTTCTCTCCGGAGAGGAATTCATTGAAGGCCTTCTTCTCTCGGTCCACAATCTTCTTGTATTCCTCCCTGTTGTGAGGATCCACTCCCTCCTGCCTGCAGATGAAGTCGAAGTATTCCTGGGCCACATAGATGATAAACTTCACCCCAAGCTGATTCTTGAGGATGGCCTTCTTCAGCTCCGGCACCATAGTGCTGTGGTCATACCATCCACTCATGAAGATGGAGTACCATTCAGGTCTGGAGTAGTAAGGCTTGCCAGGGGAAGGCATGTACACAGGGAAGATGAATCTCCGGCTCTTCTGCCTTGCTGCCTGAATCTTCAGATCCTTCATGGTGTCGAATTCATCAAGCACCCATGTGGCAGTGATATCCTTCTGAGTGGGATTATTGGCCCAATCGGCATAATAATGCCAGTTGATCAGGCCATCCTTGGTCATCATGGACCACCTGCTGAATACAGCCTCCTTGTGCCGGATGTACTGGATGCTCTTGAAGTCCTCCGAGAGAATGAGCTCAGGGAAGGCATTGTAGAAATAGGTGATGTCAGTGAGCTGCTCCTGCATGTACAGGGGGATGTCATTGGCCTCAAACCAGTCGAAGATGGGACCTTCTTCCACCGGTGCCCATTCCAGCACCCTGCCATACTTATCCCTCTCCACTGCCTTCACCAGCTTGGGACCAAGGCCGAAGGCCACATCCCGATTGAAGCGAAGATTGGCACCCACAATGTCACCCTTCTCCACTCGGTCAAGCACATGATTCGGAAGCAGGTTATCCGGTCCCCAGGGAGCCACTTTGTATGGCCCGATGACCTCAGCCTGCAGGTCCTTCTCCACCTTGAAGGCATCCGATGAGTCTGTCATCAGGATGGTCTGGATCTCTGGAAAGAGCTGCACTCCATCAATGATGGACAAAGCAGCAGATGATTTGATACTCATAGTATTACTTCTTCTCCGTTAAATTCCACAATAGTATTCCGATTCACAGTCCTCACTTCTCCGGATGGAATGATGAGGATATTCAGTGTATCACCGGCTCCATGAAAGGATGTGCACCGGCATCTGGCCACACTCACCAGCTCTCCATCAGTGGCCACCCACTTGATGGAAAACACCTGGAGCTGCTGCACCAATTCATGTATTCTTGAGGCATGTATCATAGTAGGAAACAAAGTTACATTACCGGCCTAGGTGCATTTAGGACATTCAAGCACCGGATACCGCCAAAGATGAATCCATCCATCTGACATTCAATCAAGAGAATAGGACATTTTTTCCGAAGGTCGAAGGTTTTGCGATTCCCTCTTCCAAGCCCTGTCCTGTGGCCGGACCGGCAATCCTCATCGAATTCGCCATATATGCCTGACACTTTTTTTCTCGGCCAGCTACATTGCAGAGCCGATACCCATCAGGCCTATATTGTAAGGATCGGTGCAATTCCCGATGTAGAGTGTATCAAAGGCATCTGTGCCATCGGTACGGTGCTCCAGAAGGTCATCCTCGGTCTCCATCAGCTTCTCACCGCCCTTGTGCTTGTGCCATCCCTGGCCAGCAGTGATCCGGACCTCTGCCATAGAGATGGCTATAAGCAGAGCCTCATTATTCTCCTTATTGAATACCGGCAGCAGACCGGCAGCACCGGTGAATCCCTGGTCAATCATGGTGTACTTCTCGGTGTGCTTGAGAGGCTTGCCGATGAAGTGCTCTTCCACATACCAGCCATGCTTATTGAACTGCTCCACAATGATGGCCTTGAAGTCCTTATCAGATACTGCATAGTTACTGCCCAAGGCTGTGGTGTCATAGTAGAATACCACCTCCTTGCTGATGTGAGCTCTGTAATAGTGGCAGAAGTCATCCACCAGCTCTCTCAGCTTCCTCTCATACTTCACATAGAAGCTCTTGATGACCTTGAGCCTCATGCCATCCCTCTGGCCACACACCATCCAGTTGATATTGGCATTGAAGTCGAAGGCTATGGCAATGGGAGCCTTCAGATCCACATCACCATCCAGGAGACAGCCATAGTCAGTACCGGCCTCCAGATTCCCCAGGCCCATGTCCTGCAGTGGAGTATTGTTGTTGTTGATATAGGTGTGGATATTCTCTCGGAAGTTTGGATAGAAGCCATCCCTGAGCCTCTCTATCCTCTTGCTCAGGATGCTGGTCTGGAATACCAGGGGAGGAAGGTCCCTCTTCATCTGCCGGATGTAATCCAGGCCCACCACATCCACATTCTCGAAGGTGGACCACTCCCTGTAGAGCACAGCCTTCCTCCGGAGCTGGGAGAGCATGGAGTCAATCCGGCCCAGCTCATCCTTCCGTCTCTTCTCATCCTCCCAGGCCTTGACCTGCCATCTCAGCACCAGGAGTCCCTTGATGGTCTCGATGAT